ATGAAGCTCAACGCCAAACAGGTCGAGACTGCAAAGCCAAAGGACAAAACCTACAAAATGGCCGATGGCGGCGGTTTGTATCTTGAGGTTTCGGCTAAGGGTTCTAAATACTGGCGCATGAAATACAGACGCCCCTCAGATAAAAAAGAGGATCGCCTCGCTTTTGGTGTTTGGCCTACTGTGACCCTTGCTCAGGCAAGAGCAAAGCGCGATGAAGCTAAAAAGCTGCTAGTGCAGGGCATTGACCCAAAAGCCGAACAGAAAGAAGCTCAGGCTGAGAATTCGGGGGCATATACTTTCGAAACAATTGCTCGTGAATGGCATGCCAGTAACAAGCGCTGGAGTGAAGACCATCGATCGCGCGTTCTCCGTTATCTTGAGCTTTATATCTTTCCTTTCATCGGCACGTCTGATATTCGCCAGCTCAAAACTAGCCAGCTGTTAAGTCCGATTAAAAAAGTTGATGCCAGTGGTAAACACGACGTCGCTCAGCGCTTGCAACAGCGCGTCACGGCCATTATGCGTTATGCCGTGCAGAACGATTATATCGACTCAAATCCAGCCAGTGATATGGCCGGTGCGCTATCGACAACCAAAGCACGGCATTACCCCGCTTTACCCTCCAGCCGGTTCCCTGAATTTCTTGCTCGTCTTGCTACATATCGTGGTCGTGTAATGACAAGGATCGCGGTCGAGCTTTCCTTACTTACCTTTGTGCGTTCCAGTGAGTTACGTTTCGCGCGTTGGGATGAGTTCGACTTCGATAAATCCCTTTGGCGCGTTCCTGCGAAACGTGAAGAAATTAAAGGTGTGCGCTACTCGTATCGGGGCATGAAGATGAAAGAGGAGCACATCGTTCCGCTTAGTCGACAGACGATGATTTTGTTAGACCAGTTAAAGCAGATTAGTGGTGATAAAGAGCTGCTATTTCCGGGGGATCACGACGCAACTAAAGTTATGAGTGAAAACACGGTAAACAGCGCATTGCGTGCAATGGGATATGACACGAAAACCGAGGTCTGCGGGCATGGGTTTCGGACGATGGCGCGTGGTGCGTTAGGTGAGTCAGGGTTGTGGAGTGACGACGCGATAGAGCGACAGTTGAGCCATTCAGAGCGTAATAGCGTTAGGGCTGCTTATATTCATACATCAGAACATTTAGACGAGCGTAGGTTAATGGTGCAATGGTGGGCGGATTACCTCTATTCCAATCGAGAGAAACATATATCTGCTTTTGAATTTGCAAAAAAAGCCAATCAAAATAGTTCGGATTAAGCGTATGCTTAATCCGAACTATGTCTTCTCCAGCGATGATGTTAGTACCTCTTTTAAGCCAAATTTATAACTTTTTTATTATTCATACCCCCCCTAAAAACTAAGTATTCCTTAGTAATTATCGATTTAAAAAGTGCAAACTTATCTTCTAAAAGAGGATTTTCGATGCTTCCAATTAGGTTAAAAAAAGCTCGGCTGAACGCTGGCCTAACTCAAGAGCAGTTGGGAATACTTGTTGGTATTGATGAGAGCTCTGCTAGCGCTCGTATGAATCAATACGAGAAAGGTAAACATGTACCAGATTTTTCACTTACTAAAAAAATCGCTGATTCGCTGAATATTCCTGTCTCATATTTTTATACTCCTGAAGATGATTTGGCAGAAATAATTTTAAGGATTAATCATTTGGACAATAAACAGCGATTGATATTATTGAAAAAATTAATGGATGAGATTATAAATCATGAATAAACAAGAAGTTATAGTTAAAGTGCAGGAGTGTGCTGCATGGTGGATTCTAGAAAGACAAAGTAAGTTAACAAAGCTAATGTCTGAAACTATGTCTATAAATCCTTTTATGACTCCCTTTATTTTTGATTATCACTCTCTAGATAATTTTGATGAGCTTGTTGAGGCAATAATCGCCAAGCATTTAATGACTGGGCACGATACTGGTTTTGGAAAGTTGATTGATGAAAAAATATTGCCTAGAGTTTTTGGAGCATATAAGTTAGATAAAAGCTATAGAGCATCTAATGAGCCTTTCATACACTCTTGTTTTGATGAAATAGATCATGTGATACAAAGAGACGATGGCAGGATTGAGCTTTTATCTCTTAAGGCGGGCAGATGGACTATTCAATTAACAATGGCTGTTCAGCTTAATAAAGCATTTAATGAAATAATAAATGACTATCCGGGCGTGGCAGATAACATCGTAGTTGGTGTTTTCTATGGAAATAGTCATGGATTAACTGATAAGTATAGAATCTTACGAGGTATTAATACAGGTGCTAATCATAATGTAACTGATATTCGTGATAAAGTGCATGTATATGCAGGGAAGGAATTTTGGTCATGGCTTAATAATGGTGAGGATGAAACACAGCATTGGGTGCTTGAAGGTATAGAGCGAGCTGTCAAGGAAGCTGACATAAAAGAAAGAAATAAAGAACTTATTGAAAAATTCAAAGAGCATGTTGCTAAGAAATATAATGAACAAGTATTGAACGCAGATGGTACGGCTCAATGGCATAAATTACTGAAAATGATTAATGAATAAAATCTGGCCCCAGGGGGCCAGATTTTTTAAAACAATTCATCCTGAACTTCTTCTTCCAAGTCATAGTAGGAAACATCACCACTAAATACTTGACCATTTTTATAGAAAGATCTGGTTCTTATATGAGGTCTAATGTGGGTTTCTGTATAACTTGGAGTAACTAAATCACAAACGTTATTCACTTGTATGCGATTAAGAAGTTCAATAGCTGCTTCCCCTGCAACTTTTCCTAATCGGACAGGAACTGCATTGCCGATTTGTCTGAATTTTTCTGTAGTTGTACCCTCAAACTTCCAGTTGTCAGGAAATTCTTGTATAGCGGCAGCTTCACCTACAGAAATAGCTCTAAGTTCAGTTGGATGACACATACTTGTTCCCGCATGATTTGGCATGGTAACTACTGTAGGCGAAGGAAATTGAAAAGACAGTTTTCTCCAGTAAGCACTTCTTCCACCCTTGAGGTACCAGCTTTTTCCCATCGATTCTTTTTGCATTTCTTCTGTCATGCTTCTCCAGTTTCCACCTGGCGGAACCATTGAGAGATATTTTAGCTTTCTTGGGGAGAAATTCATAACCTCGGGGTATTTATCAATGAAACCACTTTCAGGGCCAATTATATCTCCCAAAGTTTTGAATGGTGGAAGATTATCTTCTGCTCTGTTACTGAATAAAGGACTGGCGAAATTAGCTTTCATTCCGAAACGATTGCCGATTAAGATAACTCGCTCTCTAATTTGAGGGGCTCCATAATTAGCTGCATTAACTACAAAGCAATCAACATGATAACCTAGCTTATTAAATTCTTTAGCTACTTTTTTGATTAAAGACCCTTTTTCGAAAGCAGATGGCTCAATCAATTCTGATAGTTCTTTCTTTTTAGAAGTTGGAACTATTGACATTGACAATAAACCACGTACGTTTTCCATTACGAAAACTTTAGGGTTAATTTCTTTAATCATTCGAATGTATTCGAAAATAAGTTGTCCTCGAGCATCTTCTAAACCTAACCTATTTCCAAAAACACTAAATGCCTGACATGGTGGGCCGCCAGCAATTAAATCTATTTCTTCTTTATCCTTTATACCTGCTAGATTCAATAATTCAGAGCCAGTGCAGTCAACAATGCTACCCTCGAAAACCGCAAGGTTAGGCTTGTTAGTTTTAATCGTTTTTAGCGCAGCCTTATCCTGTTCGACACAGGCTACAGGCACAAAGCCCGCCTCTTCAAGACCTAAGTCTAAACCCATTGCGCCACTAAATAGCGAAATAAACTTTTTATCAGACAAAATAATCACCTACATACTTAGCAGCCAAATTCTAGGATATTGTAAAGGATTAACTCTAATCCTCAACTCCAGTTTCAGTGATCTTAACAGAATCTGCTAGGTAAGGTTTTTTGAATTTAATTTAATAAACGCTGGCGCGCAGTGCTTTCCCCGCCTCGCCTGCCCGCTTAAGGGATCGGTTTTTATGCAGGTGCATGTACGGGTTCAGGCCGCGCCGTGACTGGTGCGGAAAGGGGTGAAAAGGGTGCATAAACGCATGCAAAACCATGCGCCCTGTGGATGCATGGCTTAATTCAGGAAAAACAGCGGGTTTTTCGGGGATTTTCAGGCGGGGCGTTGCGCAGTCATTTCTGCGCACCGGCGCGCATAAATCCGGTGCTGAACGGGCGTATATTTTTGCTGATTATCCGCCCGCGAAGCCGCGTCGGGCCTGTGTCCGGCGGCGGTTAAAATGTCATTATCCTGCGCGCAGTAATTAATTTCTTTTTCGTCGCTCAGCCAGATATTCAGGGCTTCACGAAAATATCCGGCGGCACGGTCGAGGGCGCGGTGTCTGACCAGCTCCGGCTGGCCGTTCAGCGCCTTTAATTCCGGGGCCAGCACGGCGGCAAGCGTTGCGCCGTGCTGCTGCATAAACCCGTAAAGGCCATTCTGCATACTGACGCGTTGCAGGGCTTCATGCGAGCGGATATAGCGACCGGCCGCCTGGTTAATCTGCCATTTCTTCACGTCAATGATTTCGCGCAGCTCCCGGAGCCTGACCGGGCAGTTTTCACTGTCACCGGTCAGGTGCTGATACAGCGCCTGCTCTGCCTGTGCCAGTTCAGCTTTAAGCATAAGCCAGGCGGCTTTGTCTGTCTGACAGGCTTCAGAGGCCTGTTGTGTGGTTAATGTAGTCACGGTTGTTTTCCTGTCAGATTACTGCGTGGCGGATGGTCGCTGCGTTCTGGCCCTGCCGGACTCAGCTTTAATAAAATCATCCGCCTCACCCCCTTCTGATGGTGGGCGGATTATGCTGTCGATGGATTCCATCGAACGGAAACTTGCTGAACAGAGCAGATTGGTGCACTGGTAATAGCGGTGTTTCACACTTTCCGACAGATAGCGGCTTGTGCGGGCGTGCGCCGCCTGTTTGCAGAACGGGCAGTGGATCATGATTTACTCCTTCATCCCGTTACCGGCTTTTTTTGCGGCCAGTGACTGCGCGAGTTTCAGACGGCTGACCGGGCTGTCGTAGAGCTTCATATCCACGCCGGTCAGCGCCGGGCGGTGCATGCCGGTGACGGACAGCACCGGCTCCTGATCCATGTCAAACTGATACATGACCGTCCTTCTCATCAGGCTTTCCCCGAGTTCACGGGCAGCGGTGGCGTGTGCCGCCGTGTCTCCCCGCAACTCCAGCGAACGGACACGCAGCACAAAAGCACGTACCAGCGCCGGGTCGATGCCGGTCTGCGCACAGGCCCATTCCCCGTCTGCATAGGTAGTGAATGCCGTGTTGTGATTGGCCGTGTATTTATCGGCAGTGCCACATGCAGCGAGCATCGCGCGGGATTTATCGTCCTCCAGTTCAGCAATCAGGGCGGTGAACTCCTCTGCCAGCTCGCGGCTGGCGATACGCTGACTGTGTTCGGCTTTCATTTCCGGGGTAATGTTGCCGCGCAGGCTGCGAAACCGGCTGCGCCAGCTCTGCTCCGCCTCAGCGCTTTCATCCATTGCGGACTGCCGCTCCTGTTCACTGCGACGAATGGCCGCCTCGATGTCATACAGCTTTTTCATGGCAGCCATATGCGCGTCGCGGGCCCGGGTGAATGCATCCAGTGCAACGGCCACGCGCTGTTCATTTTCCTTCTGCTGGTTTTCGCTCATTGATTTCATGGCGGTGGCAATAATTTCTGCTGGCTTAATCATTTCAGGTTCTCCGTGTGTTCAACCTGAATGAATTCTGCCGTATGCCACACAACGGAACGATTCATTCCAGTTGTGGTAGGTCTGGCACAAAAGACAGGCAAACCCGGCTCGCCAGAAAGAGGTCGCAGGAAAACCTTACTTACCGTTTATTTTTTTACTTATAACTGTTCACTACTGTTCACCGGAAACAAAAGAATAAGTAATACAGTAAGTTAAAGGGTGAACAGTTGGAGGTGTGACTGTTCACCGTCTGTTCACCACTATTCACCCTGCCTGTTTTCGAATATCTATCCGTGAATAAAAATATTTAATGTTTATTCCTGTTAATAAATAGAAATTAAATGGCATAACGTATTTTACTTTCCTGCTTTCCTGACTCGTCACCACTATTCGACATTATTAAGTAATATTCGACACCCGGTTATTTATTGAGCGCATGTTGTGTCAGTGGCAGATGAATTTCACCTTGTTGCCAGAACCTAAAATATTCACAAAATAGGGAGCTACCCGAAGCCGGACGGACATGACCGGCACTGTATGGACTTGATGAGGTAGCCTGATGCACACTGTTTTTTCTTCCCCGTCTTCTGCCCCTGCCGCGCCACTTATGCCGGTCTCTGACAGCGTTCAGGAACGCTTTATTCGCCTGCCCGAAGTGATGCATCTGTGCGGGTTATCACGCTCCACCATTTACGACCTCATCAGCCGCGAGGCTTTCCCGAAGCAAATCTCGCTCGGGGGGAAAAACGTGGCGTGGGCACAGACGGAAATCACCGCATGGATGGCTGACCGTATCGCCGACCGTAACCGGGGATATGACGCATGATGATGGCCGCTCTGCAAAAAGCCCCTTTTTCTGGCTTGCTTATTTTTGCCATTCCCGGGTATAGTTTTCCCGCTGCCGCAAAATCGGCAGCCGGGCGTGAGAACCCGAGCAATCCGTCGGCGACAACAGACGCGCCATGCGTCTTTTTTTACGTCGCAAATAACGCCAGCGAGCGCCAAATTAAGGTGCGGTGTATAGCTATTCGTGCAGATTCGACTCCTCGTCCCCTGCTCGGATTCGTACACTGTACCCATATGTCAATGGTAGCTCAGGCGGGGCAGTCTTCGGGCTGGCCGGTATTCGATGGAGCCGGTATTCTCACCCCCGTCTGGGCTATCGCCATTGAGCGTGAGAACTCCGGCGATAGCAATAATCAGCTATCCATCGGAGGTTGCCTTATGGCTACGATCCTCACCCCGTCATACCCTCAGTTCGTCTTTGTCTTTGCGGCCGTTCGTCGCGCTGACCGTAAACCCCGTGTCTTTATGCTGCGCACCGTTGCCGGTGACGAGCGCTCTGCCCGCCGTGCCCTTGTCCGTGATTATGTCCTGTCGTTTGCCGGTCGCCTGCCGGTTGCGGAGGTGCGCCCGTGAAAGAGCTGACCCTGACCATCACCCACGCTGACCTTGTGAGCCTTGAGCATCTGCGTAACGTCGGCCAGTTCGTCGGCGAAATGTTGCAGTTACAGGACACCACCACCGGTCACGACACGGAACAGCATTTACAGCTCGCCTCGGTGATTCATCTTATGACCGCCCGCCTCGACGATGTGGTCGAACGCTGCAATCAGCGCTGGCTCACAGAGGAGGTACGCGTATGAAACAGCCCTTACCGCCCGTATTACGTGCCGCGCTTTATCGCCGTGCCGTGGCCTGTGCCTGGCTGACCCTGTGCGCGCGTCAGCACCGCTACCCGCACCTGACCCTTGAATCGCTGGAAAGCGCCATTGCCGCCGAGCTGGAGGGCTTCTACCTGCGTCAGCACGGCGAGGAAAAGGGCCGCCTGATTGCCTGTGCCCTGCTGGAAGATTTAATGGAAGCCGGGCCGCTGAAAGCCGCCCCGTCATTGTCCTTTCTCGGGCTGACCGTGATGGATGAATTATGCGCCCGCCACATCACCGCGCCGGTACTGCACTGAGGGAGAGAATAACAATGAAAATGAACGTAACGGAAACCGTGAAACAGGCCTGCGGCCACTGGCCGCGCATTCTCCCGGCGCTGGGCGTGAAGGTCATTAAAAACCGCCATCAGGCCTGCCCGGTGTGCGGCGGCTCTGACCGTTTCCGCTTTGACGATAAGGAGGGGCGCGGGACGTGGTTCTGTAACCAGTGCGGTGCGGGGGACGGCCTGAAACTGGTTGAGAAAGTGTTCGGTGTAAAACCGTCTGAGGCAGCCCAAAAGGTGAATGCCGTCACCGGCAACCTGTCGCCGGTTGCCCCGGAAATGATTGCGGCCGCAGAAGCGGAAACCGGTGCCGGGCGAAAGGCGGCGGGTACGCTTGCTGCAAAACTCATGGAGAAAACACGCACGACCACCGGTAACGCCTACCTGACCCGCAAGGGCTTTCCCGGTCATGAGTGTGTCATGCTGACAGCCACCCACAAAACCGGCGGCGTGACGTACTGCGCCGGTGATATGGTCGTGCCGCTGTACGACGAACGCGGGGCACTGGTTAATCTCCAGCTTATCAATGCAGACGGCATTAAACGCACCCTGAAGGGCGGTGCGGTGAAGGGATGCTGCCATACCCTCGAAGGGAAAAAACAGGCCGGAAAACGCCTGTGGATAGCCGAAGGTTATGCGACCGGCCTCACCGTGCATCACCTGACCGGCGAAACCGTGATGGTGGCGCTGTCGTCCGTGAACCTTCTTTCTCTGGCGAGCCTTGCCCGTCAGAAGTACCCGACCTGTCAGATTATCCTTGCGGCCGACCGTGACCTTAACGGCGAGGGCCAGACGAAAGCCACAGCGGCCGCAGATGCCTGTGACGGCACTGTCGCCCTGCCGCCGGTGTTTGGTGACTGGAATGATGCGTTTATGCAGCAGGGCGAGGATGCCACGCGCCGGGCGATTTATGATGCTATCCGCCCGGCGGCGCAGAGCCCGTTCGACACCATGAGCGAGGCCGAATTTACGGCCATGAGCACCAGTGAAAAAGCAATGCGGGTGCTTGAGCACTACGGTGAAGCGCTGGCCGTGGATGCGAACGGCCAGCTCCTGTCCCGGTATGAAAATGGCATCTGGAAGGTGATACCACCGTCAGAATTTGCCCGCGATGTGGCCAGGCTGTTTCAGCGTCTTCGCGCCCCGTTTTCATCGGGCAGGATTGCCTCCGTGGTGGAAACGCTGAAACTGATTATTCCGCAACAGGACACCCCGGCGCGGCGGCTGATTGGCTTTCGTAACGGCGTACTGGATACCGGCACAGGCATTTTCAGCCCGCACCACAAATCACACTGGATGCGCACCCTGTGCGATGTCGATTTTACGCCGCCGGTTGAAGGGGAAACGCTGGAAACCCACGCGCCGCATTTCTGGCGCTGGCTCAACCGTGCCGCCGGTGGCCGGGCTGACAAACGTGATGTGATACTCGCCGCGCTGTTTATGGTGCTGGCGAACCGCTACGACTGGCAGCTCTTTCTTGAAGTGACCGGGCCGGGCGGCAGCGGGAAAAGTATACTGGCAGAAATTGCGACCCTGCTCGCCGGGGAAGATAATGCCACGTCGGCCGATATCGACACGCTGGAAGACCCGCGCAAGCGTGCATCCCTGATTGGCTTCTCGCTTATCCGTCTGCCTGACCAGGAGAAATGGAGCGGTGACGGTGCCGGGCTTAAGGCCATTACAGGCGGCGATGCGGTCTCGGTTGACCCGAAATATCAGAACCCGTACTCGACGCATATTCCGGCAGTCATTCTGGCCGTGAATAACAATCCGATGCGCTTCACCGACCGCAGCGGCGGGGTGTCGCGTCGGCGGGTGATTATCCATTTCCCGGAACAGATTGCCCCGGAGGAGCGCGACCCGCAGCTTAAGGATAAAATTGCGCGCGAGCTGGCCGTTATCGTGCGCCAGCTTATGCAGCAGTTCAGCGACCCGATGAGCGCGCGTCGCCTGCTCCAGTCGCAGCAGAATTCCGGCGAGGCACTCAGCATCAAGCGTGACGCTGACCCGACATTTGATTTTTGCGGCTATCTGGAAATGCTCCCGCAGACCAACGGGATGTTTATGGGTAATGCCAGTATTATCCCGCGAAATTACCGTAAATATCTTTATCACGCCTATCTGGCCTATATGGAGGCTAACGGGTACAGGAACGTGCTCAGCCTGAAAATGTTCGGGCTGGGGCTGCCGATGATGCTGAAAGAGTACGGCCTGAATTATGAGAAGCGGCACACAAAGCAGGGGATACAAACCAACCTGTCGCTGAAAGAAGAAAGCTACGGCGACTGGCTGCCAAAGTGCGACGAACCCGCAGCGAACTAGCCTACTTAAGACCGGCAACAGCCGGTCTTTTTCTTTCTGACCATTGCCACAAGGTGAATAATCTACCATTCACCATTCACCATCAGCTCACCATTTAACCCCATGAAATTACCGAATAAAAATGGAAGGTGAACAGAGTGAACAGTAAAACCTAAAGAAACTTTTTACCCCCCTCGTTGCCTGACCCGGCGCAACTTACGCGAGCAAAAATTACAAAGGTGAAGAGTCGACTGTTCACTCTTCACCAACCCATCACCGATTAAGATATTGATTTAAAATGGAAAATTAGAGAGGTGAACAATGTGAACAGTTAAATGCAAAAAAACTTTTTTTGCGTATGATGTCGGTATGAGGCTTCACAAGAGAATTTGAATAATGGATAAGACTAGAGACTTTATTCTTGGAGGGCTTTGTCGCTATGGTTTGGCTGATTTGCCCGGCAGACCTTACGATTCTGCTTTTGAATTAATAGCCTCCCCACCAATCCGCAAACGCCTCATTGTGATGGGTTTTAATGGTTCGTCGGCAGATTCTCATATGACCAACAGCGAGTCTATTATTCAGGATCATTCAAAGCCTCTTGTCTCGAATGTCCATTTAGGGACGCAAGGGGAATGGGGAATTACTCACCTAGCTAAGCGACTACAACAGATACCCATCAGCCTTGGTTACAGATGGGAAGATGTGGTATTTACTAATGCTCTAATGATGTGTTCAACCAATGCCCCAGCACTCAAACAAGAGGCGAGTCGACACAAACTAACTGTCGAACAACTCGTAAAATACTCAACAAGATTTTTTGAGAATGTCACAATCCCTCTGTGTAAGCCTGAACTGATTGTCGCTTATAGCAACAGTCTACAATCCCTTTCAGCAGCAAATATTTTACTAAAACACTTCGGAGATCCAAGCACTCTCATCTATACGCAACAGAAGGGTTATTACACAACATTCGCTTTCTCAGCCGTACTAAATGATATGAAAATCCCTGTAATATGTGTCCGTCATATGTCTAGATTTAAACCTTCCGAAGAGTTAATTGAAACAGCTCTAGAGATGATGAAGAGACTTTAGCTTGATCAGTCAGATTGAACCATACACTTGAGACAATGTGTATAGAGATGTGTATAACGCAAACACAAATCAACGCAAAATCAATTAAAAAAACAATAGGTTAAATTATAAAAAGAACTCCTGTGATCTCCGCCAAACATCTTCTATTTCCAGTCGCGTATCCCTCCTTTTTCCAGGATATATTCCCGGTAAATAAACACATCACTGAAGATAAGTTTCAGCCAGGTTCTCTGTCATACTTAGCCACTACGACGTTTTTAGCCCGGATAAAGCGGAGGCGGCACATGGAAGATAAACATTTAACGCAACCCCCAGTGGGTGAGCTTCTTATGTTTACCAGTGGTGACGGAAAAGTGCGTATTGATTGCCGATTCGAAAGCGATACGCTGTGGCTCTCTCAGGCAATGATCTGCAAACTGTACGGCAAAGCCAAAGCAACAATCAGCGAGCATATTAAGAACATATTTGCAGAATATGAACTCGACGAGAATGCAGTTGTTCGGTTTTACCGAACAACTGCCAGTGATGGTAAAAATTATAGTGTTCAATACTTTAGCTTACCTTTAATTCTCGCCATTGGTTATCGCGTCCGCTCCACGCGGGGTACACAGTTCCGTCAGTGCGCAACCCAAACGCTTCAGGAATATTTGGTCAAAGGTTTTGTGATGGACGATGAGCGGCTGAAAAATCCGCCTGTGATGTTTTACAGGGTACGGGACAGATCAGCAAGAAGATGGCTGAGGATAAGGCTCAGGCGGAATATATTCGGTTTGCTGAGGAGCAACGGCGTTTAAAAGAGGCCGAAGGGGAAAAGATATTTTAAAGTAATTAGGTTGGGAAAGGTAAGCGGACATATTCTTCATATACAGAAATTGTCTGGGTGATTTATATATGATTAGAATTTTTAGGATTCGTTAGAGTCAGTATTTATCACGCCCAGCCTCATTAATTCCTTTCTTCCTAAGTTTTTAAACCAGTTTCCCAAACTCACCCCTTCCGCTTTTGCAGCCGCTTCAAACTGCGCTTTTAATTCAGGGGTAATCCGAATCTGAAAGGCTGGAGACTGTCCTTTTTTAGAGTGTTTTGCATCCCGCTTGACCATTGTTTGCCCTCTCCATTCAACATAGTATTTAAATATGGGTACACACTCATAGTTAAAAAATATTCCTTTTTCTTTAACGCTCCAGCCGGGTATTACCAGTACACGGCTGGAGCTAACCACCACCAACTTACAAGGAGTTGATCATGGCTAACACCCATTCTACCAAAGCCACCCGCAATACCAGAACAGACAAACCTCTTATTGTGGGATACAGACCGCAAGGCGGCGATACCAGCACGCCGCAAATTACCCTGTCGGGTAAATGGCTATGCGAAGCGGGTTTTGCACCCGGCCAACATTACACGGTGAAAATTAGCGAGGGCTGTCTGGTGCTTGTGGCGATGAATACGCAGGAGGAAGCGCTGCTTACTCAACTAGACTCCGCACGCCAAACCGTCGCGGAAATGAAGCGCGCATTAAACCAGATCGGGAATACATTTAAAGCCGCCTGA